CGCGGCAGGAGTATTTTACCCTGCGGGAAGTGAAGCGTACCCTCATGCTGGTGCACAAAGGAACGGGGCAAGAAGGGGCGATCTATGCCGGGCTGGAGTCACTGACCGCGGATCGGCTCAATCGCCGGTTCGGACGTGACGATGGCGCGGAGATGAAGATCGAGCGCTGCCTGGTGGATGCCAACTGGGGCAATAGCACAGACGTGGTATATCAGTTCTGCCGGCAATGCGTTCATAGCCCCGTAATCATGCCCAGCCATGGGCGCTACGTAGGCGCCGCCAGCACACCGTTCAGCGACTACAAGCCGAAACGCGGCGATCGGGTCGGATTGCACTGGCGCATCCCAGCGCTGCAAGGCAAGCGTGCAGTGCGGTACGTGCTGATCGATACCAATTACTGGAAGAGTTTTACTCATGCCCGTCTGGCCGTGCCCATGGGCGATCCAGGCTGCCTCTCACTGTTTGCCGGTGCTTCGCATCAGCTGCTCTCCGAGCACCTCAGCGCCGAGTACCGGGTCAAGACCCAAGGGCGAGGCCGTGAGTTGGAAGAGTGGAAGCTGCGCACTCCCGGGAGCGACAACCACTGGTTGGACTGCCTGGTGGGCTGTGCGGTGGCGGCGTCCATGCAGGGCGCAGTCCTATTTGGCACCGAGCAGAAGCAATCCGTGAAACGTCCGCGGCTGCGGCTTTCGGCACTACAGGGGCGACGATGAAAAACAATCCACTTCAACTCGATTCAGATGCCACCCAGGCCGCCGCGTCCAGCCCGGACCCTGCTCGCCCTGTGCGCGGCTTGGCCTGTCCCAATTGCGGATGCCAGCACCTGCTGGTCGTCTACACCCGCTCTCGTGCGGGCTGCATTCTCCGCGTTCGAGAATGCCGGCACTGCGGGCGGCGCCTCACCACGCGCGAGCGCATTCAACAACACAACTAAGCGGGCGGGCGCAGCGTGCAAAAATTAATTCCATTACTGGAACAGCGCCAAGAAGAATCTTGGCTAATCGCTTCACTCACTTCAGTGGCCTCCGATCTGGAGGCGGTGAAGAACTTTACTCTCTCCAACCCACAGCGGCGCTTGGTGGAACAGAACCTGGATCTGGCAGCCAAGCTCGCGTCACGTCTGCGCCGCCGGCTGCCTGCCCGCGTGGATCGCGATGAGCTATTAAGCGATGCGCACTGGGGCCTAATGGAAGCGGCCAGCACCTTTGATCCAAATCGCTGCAACTGCTTCCGCGGCTACGCCACACGGCGCATCGAAGGCGCGATGCTCGATGGACTGCGAACCCGCAATCAGATCCGCCGCCATCAGCCGCCGCCGCGTCTGCAATCGCTCTCATCGATGGTCGACCGCGGCGATGGCATGAGAGCGCCGCTGGAGCAAGTGCTCGTGGCGCCCGATAGGCCGATCGATCAGCGTCCGCAGATGCTCGAGGAGTTGGCACGTGCCATGGCGGCACTGAGCCGTGGGGATCGAGCTCGCCTGCGGGATCTTTACCTGCGCGGACTTGAGCAACGGGACATTGCCCATCGGCTACGCATCAGCGAATCAGCGGTCAGCCAGCAGATGCGCAAGCTTCGCCGGCGATTAATCACCGTTCGTCAAACTCTTCAGAACAACTAACTGACATGGCAGAGGATCTCACTCAATCCATTCGTGACAGTGCCACTGCGCCCAAACGTGCCAAGGACGATGGCGGAGAGATGGAGCAGCACCCCCTGCCCGATCAGATCGCCGCGGACCGCTACCTGGCCAGCAAGAACGCAACCAAGCGCAAAGGGCTGGGCATCGGTCTGAAAAAGCTCTCGCCTCCAGGGACGGATTAGCAGCCTGCGATGAAACTGCTTCAGCGCATCTTCGGCACAGCTCCTTCTCGCCGTGTGCCAAGCGGGCACATCCCGCTGCGCGTTCGCGGCCGCTACGACGCTGCCGCCACTACCGAAGAGAACCGCCGCCACTGGGCCAACGCCGACAGTCTCTCGGCCAACGCCGCCAATAATCCTGCCGTTCGCCGCACCCTTCGCTCCCGTGCCCGCTATGAAGTGGCAAACAACAGCTACGCCCGCGGGATCGTGCTGACCCTGGCCAATGACTGCATCGGCACGGGCCCGCGGCTGCAAATGCTCACCGGTGATGATGCAGCCAATCGCCACATCGAGCAGGCCTTTGCCCGCTGGGCTGAGGCGGTGGGGCTGGCCGAGAAACTCCGAACGCTGCGCATCGCCCGCGCCGAAAGCGGCGAGGTCTTTGTCGTCCTGACCACTAACCCGCTGCTTAACACGCCCGTCAAGCTAGACCTGCGGCTGATCGAGGCCGACCAGGTCGCAACACCCCAAGGTGGTGCTGCGCCCCCCAGCGCCGCGAGCGTCGATGGCATTGTCTTTGATCGCTTTAGCAATCCCCAGGAGTATCACGTGCTGCGATCCCATCCTGGCGATGGATTCGCGGCGGCAGGGACTGCGCTTTACGACCGCTTGCCGGCAGCGCTTGTGCTGCACTACTTCCGCGCTGATCGGCCAGGTCAGCGCCGAGGCATCCCTGAGATCACGCCGGCTTTGCCTCTGTTTGCCCAGCTTCGCCGCTATACGCTGGCGGTGATCGCCGCGGCTGAGACGGCGGCTGACTTTGCCGCGGTGCTCTACACCGATGCTCCAGCCAATGGCGAGGCCGATCCCGTCGAGCCGATGGATATCGTGGAGCTGGAGCGGCGCATGGCCACGGTCCTGCCCGGCGGCTGGAAACTGGGCCAAGTCACCGCTGAACAGCCGGCTACCACGTATGGTGAGTTCAAGCAGCAGATCCTCAACGAGATTGCCCGCTGCTTGAACATGCCCTTTAACGTCGCGGCGGGCAACTCCAGTGGCTACAACTATGCTTCGGGGCGGCTGGATCATCAGACCTATTACAAATCCATTCGCGTGGAGCAGGCGCAGGTAGGGCGGGTGGTGCTGGATGCCATTCTCAATGCCTGGCTGGATGAGGCCATTCTAATCGAAGGCTTGCTGCCTGATTCGATGCGCCAGGCAGAGGCGCTACGTGATCATCAGTGGTTCTGGGACGGGCAAGAGCATGTGGATCCCGCCAAAGAAGCCAATGCTCAAGCCACCCGCCTGCAAAATAACACCACGACCCTGGCTTATGAGTTTGCTCGTCAAGGCCGCGACTGGGAAGCCGAGCTTCGCCAGCGGGCAAAGGAATTTTCCTTAATGCGCGAGCTGGGTTTGCAGATACAGCCGACGGACACAGCAACCCGCGGCGCTAACAGCCCGGCGGCCGCGACGGAGACGGAAGATGCCTCAACTGCAAACAGCGATGACTGAACTCCAAGGCCCGCTGGCTTTGACCTGCGCCATGGAGTTCGAGGCGGCTGAGCCGGCGGCAGAAGGCCGTCCCGCGGGTTTGCCGCGCTTTCGCATGCTCGCCTACACCGGCGGGCTCATGCGAGTGGCAGGATGGCGCTATCCCGTGGTCGTGGATCTGGCGGGTTTGGCGATTCCCTCGCAGAATCGCCCCATCCGCTTTGGGCACGACGCGGGCAGTGGCGTGGGTCATACCGACAGCATCCGGCTGGAGGCTGGGCAATTGCTAGCCGCGGGCGTGGTCTCACGCGATACGCCAGCGGCTCGGGAAGTCGTCACCTCCAGCAAGAACGGATTCCCCTGGCAGGCCTCGATTGGCGCCAGTGTCGAGGAATTCGAGTTGGTCAAAGAGCACCAGAAAGTGCTGGTCAATGGCCGCAGCTTCGAAGGGCCCATCAACGTCGTTCGTAAATCCACCCTAGGTGAGATCAGCTTCGTGGACCTCGGCGCCGATGGAAATACCTCTGCCCGCGTCGCAGCCACCGCGACAATGATCCAGCCCGGTTCAACCCTACAGAACGATCAGAAGGAGACAACTAACATGGACGCAGCCCCTACCTCCAGCGCCAGCCCGGCCGCCGCCGCTACATCAGCCGCCACTGCAAATCCGACCTCTGCGCCGGCGACAACTGCCGCGCCGGCTGCTGCCGCGCCGGCTGCGCCGGTCCTTGCCGCAGCAAACACTGCAGGCGCTCCCGCGCCAGCTGCACCTGCGCCCGCTACACCGGCGCCCGCTGCGGTGAGTGCCGCGGCAGCGGCCTTGACTGCACACGAGCCGACGCTGGAGCAGATCCGCGCGCAGGCCCTGGCGGAGACCACTCGCATCGCTGCGGTTCGCAAGCTCTGCAGCGGCAAACATCCGGAGATCGAAGCCAAGGCAATCGGCCAGGGCTGGGATGCCACGCGCACCGAACTGGAAGTCCTGCGCGCCAGCCGACCTACTGTCTCCAACGCACCACAGATCATGATCCCCGCGGCACAGAACCTGACGGGACTGGTTCTGGAGGCCGCATGCCTGATGACCGCACGGCATCAGGAAACCGAAAAGCTTTATGATGAGCAAACGCTGGATGCAGCCTCCAAGCAGTTCCGCGGTGGGCTGGGCCTGCAGGAGCTATTGCTATCCGCCGCCTGGGCCAATGGCTATAGCGGAGTGAACTTCCGCGACAGCAAGACTGTGATGCGCTTTGCCTTCCGCCCGGACCTGTGCGGCGGATTCTCGACCATCGACATCGGAGGGATTCTCTCCAACGTTGCCAACAAGTTCCTGCTGGAGGGCTTCTTCTCCGTTGAGCGCACTTGGCGGAATGTCTGCGCCATCCGCAATGTCAGCGACTTCAAGACCGTCACCAGCTACCGGCTCATCGGCGCCGACCAGTACGAGAAGGTGTCTCCCGGAGGAGAGCTTAAGCACGGCAGCCTGGGCAACGAGAGCTACAGCAACAAGGCCGATACCTTCGGCCTGATGCTGGGCATCGATCGGCGCGACGTGATCAACGATGACCTGGGCGCCATCACCACCGTGCCGCGCAAGCTGGGCAGAGGCTCGGGCTTGAAGATCAACGACGTGTTCTGGGGCACGTTTCTGGATAACGCAACGTTCTTTGCCGTGGGCAACCGCAACTATCTCTCCGGTGCCGACACGGTGCTGGGGATTGATGGGCTGACCAAAGCCGAGCAGGCGTTCATGGACCAGGTGGACTCTGATGGCAAACCCATCGGCGTGATGCCCGCCATCCTTCTGGTGCCTACGTCGCTGTCGGCGGTGGCCACGCAGCTGAACAAGAGCCTGGAGCTGCGCGACACCACCGCCAATACCAAGTTCCCCGTGGCCAATCCCCACCAGGGCAAGTTCCGCACCGAGGTCAGTCGTTACCTGTCCAATGCCCGCTACACGGGAAACAGTGCCAAGGCCTGGCACCTGTTGGCCGATCCCAATGACCTGCCGGTGATCGAGGTGGCGTTCCTCAACGGGCAGGAGTCACCCACCATCGAGACGGCAGAAGCCGACTTTAGCGTGCTGGGGATTCAGATGCGCGGCTACCACGATTTTGGCGTGGCCCTGCAAGATCCGCGCGGCGGTGTGAAATCCAAGGGCGAGGCATGATCGCTACAAGCTGAGCAGATCCAAACACAACCAGCAGAGTAAGGAGCAGAGATATGCAATCGACGCAGGTACAGCACCGAGGCAATTCGATCGACTATACCCCCACCGCGGATGTCGCGGCTGGGGAAGTCGTTGTGGCTGGAGATCTAATCGGCGTAGCCGAGCGACCGATCCCTGCCAACATCCAGGGGGCACTCACCATCGCCGGCATTCGCGACTTTGCCAAGCCCACTGGCGCTGGCAGCGCCGCAGGAATGACGTTTGGCGCCAAGGTCTACTGGGACGACACCAACAACGTCGCCACGGTCACCGCCGGCACCAACAAACAGATCGGCAAGATCGTCAAGACCGCAGCGGATGAGGATGCCACGGTTCGCTGCCTACTCAGCCAGTAATTCTTCATTGCCGCCGGGGCGAGGGCCTGTATGGACTCGCCCCTTTCCTCTTTCATGGGAGCTTCTCCATGGCCAGCAACTTCAAGATCTCCACCGCCGCTCGCAATGCCGCCGCCAATGCCATCGGTGCATTGTGTAATGGCGGCACCATTCAGATCCGCACCGGCGCTCCGCCGGCCAATGTCTCAGATGCTGATTCCGGTACCTTGCTGGGCGCGCCGGGCTTTGGTGGAACTGCCTTTGGCAGCGCGGCCAACGGCACTGCTGCGGCCAACGCGATCTCGTCGGCCACCGCAGCAGCGTCGGGCGATGCGGGGCATTTCCGCGCCAAGGACGGTAGCAGCAACACCGTCTTCCAAGGTACGGCCGGCAACGCCGCCGACTCTGCGGACATGACCTTCGACAACAAGTCGATCGTCGCCGGCGGCACCATCGCCATCAGCAGCCTGACGCTCACCGTCCCAATCCAGTGAGGCATCACACTTATGCAATTCCCCCTGGAGCTTGAAGTTCGGGTCATCGCCTCCGCCAGCTCGGGTTTTACCCCCGAGCTGATCGAGCGCCGGCTAGCGGAGATCGCAGGGCGCGACGATGAGCAATCGTGTCAGGAGCGCCAGTTCCTGCTGCGGCTTCGGCAGCGAGCGCTTCAGCCGTAGAGGCACGGAGCCGATTCACATCCGGAGGCGGCCATCAGCTCGCGGTTCAACCGTATTGGATCAGCACAAGCCAGCGGCACAGGTGGCGCCTGGCTAACTTACTCCCCTCAACCAGGCAGCTACCTGCTTGTGGTCGTCTGCACGCGCTGCGAGTTCTATCCCGGCGACACGCCCACAGTCGACTTTGGCGCCAGCAACGGCACGGAGCTGACCCTCCTGCAAGAGATTGACATGTCCGGCGCGACGCTGTGCGTCTATGGCGGCGCCGCCATCGGCGAGGAGAACTTCAGCGTCAGTTTAGATCCTCCCGAAGCTCGCGCGACGATTCTGGTTCTGGAGTACGCTTACCAGGAGCCGGCCGAGTTGGTCACGGTGGTATCAACCTTCGGGACCGGCGACAACCCCAACTTAAGCCAGTACACCAGCCCGATCTTCCCTGATGCCGATGGAGAACTGGCGATTGCATTGGTGGGCTATCCCGACAACTCCATCGGTTCGCTCGATGCAGGTCCGGGATGGAGCAACTTCCTGCGGGCTGCTCCGGAAGAAGCGGCGTATACGCTGGGAATCGAGGAGATTCCGGACGCATCGTCCTCCCAAAGCTACACCGCTGAGTTCAGCACCAGCGGCGCCAGTGGCCACAGCTGGATTGGGATGTGGTTTTTGTTCTCCTGCCCGCCGCCGCCCGAATCATACACGGCAACGGCGGAGATGACCGCCGGTGCAGCGGGGCTGGTAGCCTCCGCCAGCTACGGCTCAGGATTCAACGCTTCGGCTGCCGCGATGACGCATGGCGTGCTTGTCAGTGGCAGCGGTGCGAACAAGCCACGGGTCAGCGCCTCGGGAACTGCTCAGGTTGGCCATGTCGCGTGCAGCGGCGCGGCGAGCCACACGCCTCCACGCTTCAGCGCCACATTCGCGCGTGCAACCGGCGCCCTTGTTAGCAGCGCGACAACAGGGGTTGTCCGCCCAATCTATACCGGATCGACCACACGCGCCCTTGGACATGTTGCACTGACCGCATCGGTCACTTCTGTCCGACCCGTATTCGCCGCGTCGCTGGCCCGCACGATGGGCGGGACAAACGCGGGAGTCACTGGGGCATTCACGCCACCGGTCTTCTCAGCGTCGACGAGTGGCAATGTCGGCTCCGTCCAGGCCGCCACAGGCGCGACAAACACCCGCCCCACTTTCAGCGGCTCAGTCTTTGTCAGCATCGCATCAACGACCGCATCAGCCGCGGGCACCACAAGCCCACCGGTTTTCAGCGGCGCCATGGCCAGACTCACCGGAGGCATTAGCCTGGCGGCAACAGGCGTGACGACGGTGCCTGTGTACAGGGCCGCACTTGCCAAAATGTGCAGCGGGCCGGCAATCAACGCCTTGGCGCAATCAGTCCCGCCGCTGTTCACGGCAGGGGCTGCGAGCTTGATCCGCGGCGCCTCACTCATAAGTGCGGGCACACTCGCGCCACCGGTCTTCGCCGCGTCGACCGGAGCAAGCACGGGACCAATTGGTGCGATCGCTACGAGCGATGCTAATCCCCCGAGCTTCACCGGAGCCATCGCAGCAACGACAGGGCCTGCAAATATCAGCGCCGCGGCAGGCTCAATGCCGCCGCTGTTCACAGGATCGGTGTCATCGCTAACAGGTTCTGCAGTAGCATCCGGAACAGGCCTTACCATCCCTCCGACATTCGCCGGCACCCTGGCAGGCACAGTTGGGGCGTTGCAGAGCAGCGGTACGTCAGGTTCGATGGCACCGCTCTACACCGGATCTGCCACGGTCCCCTGTGGCCACATCGAGTTCAGCGCCGTCGCCGCAGCCGCTGCGCCGCTGTTCAGCTCGATCAGCATTCACACGGTCAAAGGCATCATCGGGAATGCCAGCGGCGTTTTCGCGGCAGAGGTCTTCTCGGCAGGCGGCCTGCTCATGGGCGGCGCGACTCGCGGCGAGGGCGCGGGCAGCGTCGCCGTCCCGATCTTCACCGGGTCATCCCAACTCACCCTCGCAGGAACTCGCTGCACGATCGGCGGGATTTACGACGCCGGCGTCTTCGGCGCTGAGGCGGACCTGACCTTCGGCTCTGTCGTCTTTTCGGGCTTGGCCGATGTTGTCGCACCGATGTTTGTTGCCGTGTTGAACGAGCAACTGCCAAGCATTGACTGTAACGCCGCTGTTTCGTTTCGCCGATTCAATCCCACCTGGGCTTCAACTTCGAAAGTGCTGGTGAGTCATGCGTAGAAACACCCCCGACCAAGTTATCTCCTGCCACCTGGTCAGCCGCAGCAGCGGTGAAGACGTCACCACCGGCACGGCCGTGGTGTACATCACCATCGATGGCGGCGATCAGTTCCAAGGCGCGGGCGCTATCGAGCATGAAGGCAATGGCGACTGGTCCTACTGGCCGCTGCAGGCAGAGACCAATGGCAGGTACATCTCATTCACCTTCGTGCATCCCGAAGCGATCAGCCAAACCGTCGGCGTGTACACCAGCTCTGTCCGTCCCCCTGCCGCCTGCGGCCCTGATCTTCTCGCCAAATCCAGCGATTGGCTGGCCCAGGAGCGCCGCAAGTTCCTCACTCAGCTCGTCACCTACCTGCGACAAGATCAGACGCAGGCCTTTTCACTGCAGGTTCCTGCTGCCATCGGGCAGACCACCTTTCAAACTGATGATGGCGCAGGCGCCCTGATTGAAGCCCAATCCCGCGACTATCTCATCTGCGTGCAGGACCTGAGCTTAGACGATGGCACGATCATTATCCCGCGCCGCGGCGATCAAATCGTCGAAACTGTCGCCGGCCAGGAGCAGATATACGAGGTGAGTGCCCCAGGCGCAGAACCTGCTTGGCGGTACAGCGATCCGTATCACCGCACCTACCGCGTGCACACAAAACAGGTCGAGCAGGAGACTTCACCATGATGGTTGCAGCAAGAAAGAGCAGCAGCGACTGGGCCGCCTGGGCCAGCGTCATGTTCACCGCCCTCGCAGCGCTGGTGGCCATCACCATTCAGTGGGGAGTTGTCTCCACCAAGCTGGACAACCTGGAGAAGCGGCTGGACGAGATGATCTTCGAGGCCCGCAGTCTGCGCGAGCAGTACCAGGTCGTGGAGCGGCGGCTCGCGACGCTTGAAGGTCAGCATCAGGTTAAGGACCAGTGACATGCCCAGCCTCATCGTGCAGGTCGCCGATGCCGTCGTAGCAGCGCTCAACGCCGCCGAGCCGCAGCTGAACGCCCAGCGATTCTATCGCCCGGTGTATGAGCTGACGGAGCTGAAGACGATGCGCGTCTCGGTCGTCCCTCGCTCAATCATGATCGAAAGCGCTGGTCGCTCGGTTAATCAGCACGATATCGCCGTCGATGTAGCCGTGCAGAGGAGATGCTCCGACGATGCTGGTCTGGATGAGCTGATGGGCCTGGTCGAGCGTCTGGCGGACGTGCTGCGGCTGAAGCGTTTGCCGAATCTGTCCGACGCGATGTGGATCAAGACAGAGAACAGTCCGATCTATTCGCCTGAGCACCTTGAGACCAAAGGCGTGTTCACCAGCGTCTTGACCGTCACGTACCGAGTGGTGCGGTGATGATCCAGCCCAAGGTGAAAGTGAAGTTCAGCGGCAAGAAAGTGATCGATGCGGCCCGAAGAGGCAGTATCCAGAGCCTGGGGCATGCCGGCGCTGCGATTCGTCTGGCAGCGAGGCATTCGATCCGTAAGAGCCCCAAGCCCTCACCGGCGGGCTCTGCACCGCATACTCGCAAGGGCCGGCTGCGGAATGCGATCAAGTATGCGGTCATCGCCGCGAGCCGGGCAGTGCTGATCGGGCCCGATGCCGAAATCGCCGGCACCAGCGGCAAGGCGCACGAGTTCGGCGGGCACTACCGCAATGAAAACTACGAGCGCCGGCCGTTCATGGGCCCGGCGCTGGAAAAGACCAAGGACCGATTGCCCAGTTTCTGGGCCAATTCGGTGAAGGGATAGGTGTGCCATGGGCGTCAAGTTTGGGATGGATGCAAAGCTGTACTTCTGTGCCGCGGGCATCGGCGGCAGTCCCACCTGGACGCTGCTGGGCAACGTCAAGAACGTGACGCTGAACCTGACCAAAGGCGAAGCGGACGTCACCACCCGCGCCAACAGCGGCTGGAAAGCAACCGCCGGCACCCTCAAGGAAGGCTCGATCGAATTCGAGATGGTGTGGGACACCGCCGATGCGGGCTTCACCGCAATCCAGCAGGCGTACTTCGAGAACACCAGCATTGGCATCGCCGCCATGGATGGCGATGTCGCGACCAATGGAAGCCAAGGCCTGTGGGCCGATTGCATGATCACGGACTTCTCACGGGATGAGCCGTTGGAGGAAGCGATCAGCGTGAAGGTGACGGCGAAGCCGACATACTCGGCCAACCCGCCAATTTGGAAGACTGTCGGACCGTGATTGGCACGAATTGACACACAACAAACCACCCACAACAGACAGTCATGAAAACCTTCACCGACAACGCCGGAAGAACCTGGACCGTTCAAATCAACGTCGAGACGATCAAGCGTGTCCGGGATCTCGCGCAGTTGAACCTTCTGGAAGTAATCGAAGGAAAGCTGATCGAACAGCTGGTGTCCGATCCCATCTTGCTTTGCGACGTGATCTACATCGTCTGCAAGCCCGAAGCTGATGCCCGGCAGATCAGCGACGCCGACTTCGGACGTGCCATGGCCGGCGACGCGATCGACTCGGCCACCACCGCCCTGCTGGAGGAGCTGGTCAGTTTTTTCCCGCAGGCCAAGCGCCGAG